ATCGATGGACGATATGTTCAAGGAGCTGGGATGGATACGAGAAGGATAGTGGGCACCACGTGCCTGGGAAACCCGATCTACGAGACAGACCCCAACCTTCCGCCTTTGACCGGGGAGGAGGAAATCCGGCATGCAATGGAAGCCGGTATCTTCGACTGTGTAGAGGTGGGTTCGGACGGCAAGGATTACGTTGCCTCCGATGAGGATGGACTATACCATCCGGTGATGGAGGACGGGTATCCCGATCTCTCCAAGAAGGTGCCGTTGCCGGCATGAGTAAAAGGTGATTCAGAAGGAGGCGGAAACGCCTCTTTTTTTATTGGTCCTGCTGGGAGTCTATCAAAGCCTTTGCATAAGCCATAAGCCGCTCTCTGGGAATGTCGTTCAAGCGATAGTAGATACCTTCAAGTTCCCGCATATTATCCAATCTCTTTTTGAGATCGATCCATTGGTTGTAGATATTCCTGACATCCGGAAATGTCCTTTCAAAATCAGCAAGTTTCCCTATTTCGGACTCACCTTTCTCTAGCCATTGGACACTATATCCAGTGATCTTTTCTATTCTATTTAGAAAAGGTCGACTAGGAACTTGTTTATCTTCCTCCCATGATGATACCTCCGCAGGTTCTATGCCAAGCAAATTTGCTAATCCTGCTTGATCGTGTCCTGCTGTGCTTCTTGCTTGAGCGATTCGCTGGCCTAGGGTTGGTGGCGATAAAAGCATTGATCCTTCGCCTGTGATAATCCAATTACCAGAAACTCCATTTTGTACTAAAACCAACTTAATCTCATCTGGAAGACCCAAGTCTCCACGTTCATATTTTGAGATAAGGCCTTGTGTTGTTTTTAGTCTTTCAGCGAATTGCTTTTGATTTTCGGAAAAATGTTCTCTCACTAACCGCAGACGCATTCCAATTTCTTGTTTTAGTTCCATACTTTCTCCATTTTGTTGTTGATTTATTCTACAAAACGTAATATTCTTTTTTGTAGAAGGTAATATCAATAACTTCAATTAAGAGTATTCGCTAGATTTTCCGATTTGTCTAGCGTCCAACAGGGAGGAGAACTTGTCAAACATTACACAGCAGGATCGAGACATTCAGCTCAAGGTGAGTGTGCTGCTGAAGAAGCGGAATTTGACGCTCACGCAATTGGCAAAAAAGCATAAGGTCAGTCAGCCATATCTTTCAATGACCATTGCTGGTACCAAGCGGTCGAGTTCAATGCGTCAGAAGTTAGCCGAAGACCTCGGGTGTAGGTCTTGGGAAGAATTACAAAACTTGGAGGTAACAGTATGAGCATGATTTGCAGGCGTCTGTACAAGGTCCGCCATGGCAAGATCACCATGAACGACGGACGGTCTTACCAGGTTCCGTGTCTGCAGGATTCAGTGCTGGTGGTAGAAAGTTATTCGGAGCTGCTGCTGCTTTGCGAGATGAACGGTAAGGCGCTGGAGGAGTCCGAGGGCGTGGAGCTTTCCCCTTGCTCCTGCGTGAACGGGTGTCTGATCCGCAAGGACAAGACAGGACAAGCTTCCTGCCCGTTGGCCGACCGCCGCTATGTGATGGCCGACGACGATCTTGCCGTCACCCCCCCCCACGACAACGACCTGGAGTTCGGAAGGATAGTCCAGGAAGAGCGCAAGCGGCTGGGACTTTCCATGTACCGCCTTGCCCAGTTGTCCGGGGTTTGTTCAACCACCATACGGAACATCGAAGCCGGCCTCCGCAGCACCGAGCGCACCAAGGCATTCATCCGTGATGCCTTGAACGACTGCGCCCAAGGGAGGCTTGCATGCAACGGCTGATCTCCCTTGCTTCCAGGAATGTAGACAAGGTTCTGCATGTGGTCTGCGCTTATGGTGCCACCGTCACCGCCGGCATCGTGCTGCATTCGATCGGATGGGCGTTGCTGGCAGGGCTGGTGGTTTCCGTATTGAAGGAAGCCTACGACCAATGGTCATACAAGGGCTGGTCCTGGGCTGATCTGGCTGCCGATGCAATAGGCATCGTCATGGCGTTTCTGATTCTCGCAATCGCGTTGTAGAGGTGATTATGGCTTTGAATGTGAAGAAGTCCCAGGCGGCGATGGAAGTGATCCAGGCCGGGGAGAAGAAGGTGGTCGTGGTGCTGAACGAGTACAACTACGAACTGCTGACGGTATTGGCGGCATCCGGTGGAACCACGGTCGAGCGGATGGTGGAGCATGCGACGCTGCAGATGTTGAACCAGCGGACGCTGGAGGGTGCCAGATGAAGAGCTGTGAATGTTTCGTACTGATCCGCGAGGCCGGCTACAAGGTTCCCATCGCCGACTGCCTGGACTCCGCCGACAAGGAGAGCAAGTCTTACCTGCTGGCCCTGGCATCGAAAGACGGCAGGCAGCATGCACTGTCCCTGCGGTTCTGCCCGTTCTGCGGGAATGTCCTGCATGACATCAGCGAGGAGTCTGTGGACAAGAAGCGCAAGCAAGGCATCGAGGTCCGCATCGGGACCGTCGAACGGAAGGAGGGTTGACATGGCAGCAAGGAAGAAAGGCCGGCAGGTGATTATCACCTTGAGCACCGAGGAGTACATCAAGCTTTCGATGTTTGGGAGGATGTATGGCGAGAGTGTTGCCAAGATGGCCAAGCGGTCGGTTGGAATGTATCTGGGGTATCTGGACAACCAGTTGAGAAAGGCTGCCGATCAACGGCTGAAAGAGCTTGCCGAGCAAGGTGTGACCATCAGTGTGGGTGTCTCGCAGAAGGAGGCCAAGGATGGAGAGTAAGTGCAGGCATTGCAAGATCGGCACCTATGAGCACCAGGTTACCCGCTACAACCCGTCCAATGGTTCGGCGATCGGTATCGACCGGTGCATCGTCAAGGAGATCGAGGACCTTTGGTTCTCCGGCATCCACACCACAGGCTCCTGCTGTGGGCACGGGATTGTGCCCGGCATGGTGAATGTGGTCGAGGCCGACATGGACAAGATGCTGGCCCTTGGCTATATCGGGGGGCGCAACATGTACGGCGCTCCGACCTACGCCCTGCGCACCCAGTGCGGGACCATGGGCACGACATTCGAAGACATCCGGTATCCCGAGCACTTGGGGCCGTTGGCCGACCAACCCATAGCGATCCTCCTGGAGGGGCTTTCCCTTATCGAGGTGGCGCTGGTGACCGGCAACATCCGCCTGGCACTCCGATTTGAGCGATCGCTGGCGACGGCATTGCAACCCTACTTCAAGGAGGTAAGTGAGAAGTATGGCAAATGAATATCAAGAGCAGTTCGAGAAGGTGACCCTTGAGTTCTCTTCCGACTTCATGAAGGAGCTGCGGGACCTGGTTGCCAATACCAGGACGCAGAGCGGTGCCACGGTCACTGTGGAAGAGTTCCTGGAGATACAGGTTGAGCAGATGATTGAAGGGTATCTGGAGATGATCCGAAAGAAGAGGGCTGAAAAAGATGGCGAATGACTATGACTGCGCTTCCCAGCAACGGCTGTTGAAGCTGATCGAGACCATGGCGGGTTCGGAGATCGACGGCCAGACGGCTGCCGATCTGGCGAGGAAGATGGAGGTGTCCACCACCGCCACCTTCCGGGACCTGCAGAACCTGCAGACTGCCTTGTGGGCGGAGCAGCTGGAGGACGGGCGCTGGCGCCTCACCCCCAATGCTGCGCGGCTCTTGAGGCGGATCACCGACAACATCAACACGGCCATGCGCCGTATCAACAAAGTCCACCAGGACTACATGGGGGTGTGAGGATGAAGATTAAGACCAAATTGGATGATTCTGGAAAATATATAATCCGATATTTCGAGGGAGGCAAGCATACTTACAGAAGATTACCTTACTGCCCCGAGTGCAAGCCGACTTCAACTTTGTTGTGGGCAGTTAAAGAATTAGGTTTAAAAAAAATTTCCGATATGAATTGGGATTGGTTATTTTCCGGTGGAGATCGGACGGTCGGCTATACAGCAGCTGAAGCTATGTTGATGGTTGGCAGATGCTTGATAGAGCAAAAAGAAACCTTATCACACAAAGAGTTTGAAAGCCTTTTAAAAAGTATCCCAATGTCGATTACCACTGCAATTAACTATATGAGATGTGCTGAATGTTTCAGCAACCTTCCTGCTCACATGGATTTTACCGTTAGGAATACCAACATGAAAATACTGCAGGAATTGGCAGGGGAAAGACTCTCAAAAGAGGATTTGTTGATTCTGTTAAAAGAATTGATTTAGGTCGGTGAATCTAGATAGTTGCTAGTAGCAACTACCGAATACGTATTCGTATTTGAAGGAGAGAGGAAATGAAAAAAACAGAAACTATTCCAACCAGTTGGAAAAACGAAAGTCAAGATGGGAATTTTCCGGCCGGCCGGAAAAGTGCAGAAGATGCTTCTGGATTTTCAGAAGACTACAAAATCGAAATTGCAAAACTGGGCCAGAATATCAGTGAAGTCGATGAGAGACTTTCGTTCCTGGGACCTTATTCATATGAGACAGACTTGCTTGAATGCCAAAATAGAATGAACTCTATGGCAATCCATCGCATATTTATCGGGGCCAGACTCTGTCGCATCCAAGAGCATGAAGGTAGAGAGCGTTTTGTGGAAACAATCAATATTCTGAATATCAAAAAGACAGCTGCCTATGAAGCGGTAATCGCTGCTTTGAAATTCATTAATGAGCAAGGAGAGATAAAATTCCCGAATCTTGCAACGCTAGGAATTCGGAAAATTAATGCACTTACTTACCTTGATGATGCTGATCTGGAGATTTTAGACAATGGGGAATCGGTTAACGGCCTTTCCATTGAAACGGTAAAGAACGGATCGGCGCGGAAGTTGGAGAGTGCTATCAAAGAACTGAAAGCCCAGAATGAAGCGCTCTCCAAGATGATTGTCAAGAAGAAGGAAGAGAATCTGCAACTCACAGATCAGCTGGAAGAAATGGAGAAGCAGGTGAACCGCCCTGTCGACTGGTCGGCCCGATCGGCCGAGATACTCTCCGAGCTGAACAAGATTCTGATGGAGGCCTCCCAGCTCAACGGCCGGCTCAACGCCCTGGTGGACGAGGTCCACGGCATGCAGGAGACCGAGTGGACCAAGGAGGAGAGTGTGTGCCTGCAGCAGGCGAAGTTCGTGGCCTCCACGATCAGCGACGACGCTTCAGTCACCGTGGACCGGCTGGACTGGCTGGCTCCGAAGGTGAACGCCGCCTTCTTCCCGGGGCTGAACTTCAACCGCGGCCATGCCGATGAAGCCGACGATGCCGACTACACCGTGGTCGACGGCGAGGGGGAGGATGCGTGATGCTGCAATCGTACCTACCGGCAATAGAGTCCGCCCCGCGAGGCGAGCGCGGGCGGATGATCGAGGACTTGAGCAGGCAGCTGGGGGTGAGCAAGGCCACCATCTACCGCAAGCTTGACGAGGCAGGCTACTGCCAGGACCGCCAGAGGAGAGCCGACGCAGGCTCCACGGCGGTCGAGGAGCAGGCACTTGCCGCCCTTGCCGCCTACATGAAGAGCGGCATCAGAAGCAACGACAAGGCCACCTTGGCCATCCCCACCGCCCGGCAGGTCCTGGAAGCCAGCGGTGTCGATTTCGGCGAGGTGACCAACTCCACCCTGGGCCGGCTGCTGCGTGAGCGCGGGTTGGACGTGAAGACCCAGCAGGCGCCCGAGCCGTTCGTGCGGATGCGCAGCCTGCATCCCAACCATGTGCACCAGTGCGACCCGTCGGTCTGTCTGGTCTACTACCTTCCAAACGGCGGCCAGCACATCCTGGAGGAGCGCGAGGTGTACAAGAACAAGCCGTTCCTGTTGGGCAAGGAGAACCTCAAGGTGTGGCGCTACGTGCTGACCGACCACTACAGCGGATCGATCTGCCACCGCTACTACCAGGTGGCCGGTGAGAACACCCTCACTCTCTGGGACTTTCTGCTGTACAGCTGGGCGAAGAAGGCCGATCCGCTGGATGCGTTCCACGGCCTGCCGGACCTCTTGGTCTGGGATAAGGGAAGCGCCAACTCGTCAAAGGCGATCGCCAACGCGTTGCGCGGTCTTAGGGTGCAGACCTACGACCACAAGGTGGGAAACCCAAGGGCCAAGGGAAGTGTCGAGCGGAGCAACGACATTGTCGAGCGCCTGTTCGAATCGCGCCTCAAGGCCCAGCCGGTGAGAAGCGTGGACGAGCTGAACGAATATGCCGAGAAGTGGGACGCACTGTACAACGCGGGCCTCATCAAAGGCTACGACAGCACACTGCGCCGTGCCAAGAGCAGCCGCCTCGACTTGTGGCTCACCATCCCCGTCGACAAGCTGCGCGAGCTTCCCGAGGGTGCGAGGAACCTGCTGGTGCCGGAGCCGGAGACCCGCCAGGTCCAGGGTGATCTGTCGGTCAGCTATGCGCACCCGCGCCTTGGCCGAAGCGGATCGTACAGCCTGGGCAAGCTGCCGGGCATCCGTCCCAAGTTGGTGGTCAATGTGCAGCCGATCCTCACCGATCCCGATGGGGTGCTGCGCGTCAGCTACCAGTACCAGGGCGAGGAGATCACCGACGAGATTTACCCGGCCCTCATCGATGAGGCGGGCTTCCCGCTGGATGCCCCGGTGTGGGGGCAGGAATTCAAGAGCCATCCGGACACCTACGTGCAGACCGCTGCCAAGAGCCTGGACGATCTGATCGGCGACGAGAAGAAGCCGTTCGCCGGCTGGAACGAAGGCAACGGCATCGCCGCCCTGGACGCGATCCAAAGCAGCGACCCGTCGGTCGTGGCCATGCAGAAGACCGGCCGGCCGGTGGCCCCTCCGCAGAGCCGCATCCGCATCTCCACGGTGGAGGCTGCAAAGGTGCTCAAGGCCCGCATGGGATGGTGGACGCCCGAGTGCCTGCAGTATTTGCGCGACACCTATACCGACGGCGTGCCCGAGGCTGACATCGATGCGATCGAGCTTCGCCTTGGCGGGCAGAGGAGGAAGGCCGGATGTGTGGGTTGAAGACGGTTCTTGCCAAGGAGGGCATCACGCAGGTGGAGCTTGCCGGCCATCTGGGATTGAGCAAGGCGGCGGTCTGCCAGATCGCCAACTACGGGCAGTTTCCCAAGGGCCGCGAGGCCGAGACGAGGGATGCGATCAACAAGTTCCTGGACGCCCGCGGCGTACCGGTGAAGGATTTATGGAAAGGCGTCCGGTCGGACGACGAGGAAGAAGCCAAGGAGGCATGCGTTATGTTGGGCATGAATGCGAAGAGACAGTTCAGACTGGTCAAGGACCCGTTCACCGATGATGTGACCGAGAGCAGGGACGTATACCTGTCCCAGAGCGGCCGCTATGTGGCCGAGTACATGTACATGACGGCCAAGGCCGGAGGGATGCTGGCGGTGGTCGGCGAGAGCGGGAGCGGCAAGAGCACGCTGCGGCGCCTGCTGCTGGACCGCATCGACCGCGAGGACCTCAAGATCAAGGTGATCTTCCCCCGCTCCATCGACAAGGGCAAGCTCACCGCCTCCTCCATCTGCGACGCGATCGTCGCCGACTGCAGCGAGGACAGGCCGAAGCGGACCCTTGAGGCCAAGAGCCGGCAGATCGAGCGGGTACTGACCGCATCGAGCAGGGCCGGATGGTCGCATGTGCTGATGATCGAGGAGGCCCACGACCTGGATGTGCGCACGCTGAAGTACCTCAAGCGGTTCTGGGAATTGGAGGACGGTTTCAAGAAGCTGCTCTCGGTGATCCTGGTGGCGCAGCCGGAGATCAAGGGGATGCTGGACGAGAGCCGCAACCCCGAGGCGCGCGAGATCATCCGGCGCATGGAGGTTGCCGAGATCAGCCCGTTCGAGAACCCGGACGAGCTGAAGGAGTACCTTACCCTCAAGTTCGCCCGTGTGGGCGTGAAGGTAGGCGAGGTGATGGACGAGGGTTGCTACCAGGCGATCCTGGACAAGCTGGTGAGGAAGACCCGCAGCGGGTACCGGTTGAACTACGCATACCCGCTTACGGTGAACAACATGGTCAAGAAGGCCATGAATACAGCCGCCGACATCGGCCAGACTCTGGTGGACGCGGAGACGATTGCAAGCATATAGCAAGGGAGAGGAATATGGAAGATTACAAGTACAGGCAGACGATGAACGGGACCGAGTATTGGCTGGACCAGCGGGGCAGCCTGGTGCCCGCAGAGAAGATCGGCGAGCTGGACAAGCTGCGCGACGATGTGGTGCGCGAGATGCTGGGAGTCGCCCTGCCGCTCTCTGATGCCTTGAGGAAGGCCAAGGCAAGCGTGTACAGTACGCTGGACACCTTCCTGGCGATGAGCAGCGAGCAGTACGGTGTCAAGCGCAAGGGCACCAAGGGCAACGTCACCCTGCTCACCTTCGATGGCCGGTACAAGGTCGCCCTCTGCTACAACGATGTGTTCGCGTTCGACGAGCGGCTGCAGACCGCCAAGGAACTGATCGACTCCTGCCTCATCCGCTGGGCCGACGGTGCTTCCGCCAACCTGGTGGCCGTGGTCAAGGAGGCTTTCCGGGTCGACAAGAAGGGCAAGCTGGACGTGAGGCGCATCCTTGAGCTGCGCCGCTATGAGATCCATGACGAGCAGTGGCGGCAGGCCATGGAGGCGATCAGCGACAGCATCACCGTGCAGAACACGCGACGGTATGTGCGCTTCTACGAGCGCCACGGGGAGGACGAGTGGAGGCAGGTTGCCCTGGACTGGTCCTCGATCACAGGGTAAGGGGGATATGGCGATGAAGAGCAGCTGGCTGAAACTGATCCACGTGGCCAAGAGGCAGTGCAACCTGGACGACCAGAGCTACCGCGCCCTTCTGTCGGGGGCCGCCGGGGTCGACTCCGCAAGCGGCATCGAATCGGAGGCGCAGTTCAAGGCGGTCATGGCCGCCTTCGACCGCCTCGGCTTTGGCCGCAACGACGGCAAGGTCTACTCGATCGACGACGACCAGATGGCCAAGGCCTATGCCTTGTGGTGCAACCTGCATTTGTTGGGGGCGGTGGACAACCGCTCCTATGGCAGTTTCATGGCATGGGTGAAACGCATGTATCCCCAGGACATCCTGCGCAAGGGCCAGAAGAGCCAGCTGATCGAGGCGCTCAAGCGCTGGGAGATTCGTGTGGACATGAAGCGCACAAGGGAACTTGTCAAGGGAGGTGTGGCTTGTGAGAAATGATATGGCAGCCGAGATGGTCGAGTCGGTGAAGAAGGTGGTCGGTGACGAGAGCCAGGCGACGCGCGTGGTGCGCCAGCTCCTGGTTGACTTTGGCGGTACGCAGGTGTACCTTCCAATGGTAGCGACCGCTTTCCGCGACGAGTTGGAGGCCGAGGTGTACGACTCTTTCGACGGGTCCAACCAGCGCGAGATATGCACCCGCTACCAGATCAGCTTCACCACCTTGTACGCGATCATCAAGCGCGAGCGTGAGAAGCGCATCGGTAAACGCGAGGAGGACGCACAGGGCGTGCTGGATTTGACGGACTAGTAATTTCATCACCTGGTCCACAGGATGCGCCTACGGCGTTCATAAACCGTTTATGAACCGGATTTCCAACAGGGGTGACAAGCAGAATGCTTGCCACCCCTTCTCTTTGCCAAAAAAAGTAAGGCGCGTTACAAGGAATGTACGTGCGCAAAGGTCCACTATGGCCCCATGGCAGACAAGAACGTTTCACTGAATTCGTACTCGCTCACCTCCGACCCGCCGGCCTGGATGCTTCTGGTTCCGGCGGGTCTCGATGTGCCCGGCCGTGACGGCCGTTCCTTCATCAACCCGGGTCCAGCATCCCTCATCGAAGCCTTCCGTTCCAATGGGGTGGACATCGTCGTCGACGTGGAGCACAGCAGCCACACCCAGGCGGTGGAGGGCAAGCCAGCCCCGGCATTCGGCTGGATCGTCGACCTGGAGGACCGCGGCGGCGAGCTGTGGGGAAAGGTTGAGTGGACCGATGGCGGCAAGGCTGCCGTCAGTTCGCGCGAGTACCGCTACTACAGCCCGGCCTACAGCTGCGATGCAGCGGCCAGGATCATGCGGGTGGTTTCTGTCGGCCTCACCAATACGCCCAATTTGCGCCTGCCGGCGCTGAATAACCAAGGAGGGGATGTGATGGATAAATTCAAACAGGACGTTGCCGAGGCCATGGGCCTGAAGGCCGACGCCGCCGAATCCGATGTGATCGCCAAGGCCAAGGAGCTGGCTGGGACTGTCTCGCTGAACCGTCAGCAGGACATGGTTCCCAAGACCGACCTCACCCTTGCGCTCAACCGGGCGCAGACTGCCGAGACCGAGCTGGCCAACCTCAAGAAGGAGCGGTTCGAGACCAAGAGGGACGAGCAGATTGACAAGGCCGTCGCGGACGGAAAGATCGCTCCGGCGAGCAAGGACTATTACAAGACTTCCTGCAACAGCGAGGAGGCCTTGGCCAAGTTCATCGAGTTCGTGGGCACCCTGCCCAACATCGTGACCAACGGCGAGCAGCCGCGTGGTGCCGATCCTGCAGGCGAGGTCGAGCTGAATGCCGAGCAGATCGCGTTCGCCGCCAAAATGGGCATCAGCGCCGAGGATGCCAGGAAGTTCTACAAGGACTACAAGGAGAGTAAGTAATGGGTATCATCAAGAAAGAATTGTTGACCGACCTCAATGTCAATTTCTCGGGCCTTTTCAAGCAGGGTCTTGCAAGCGCCCCGTCGGTGTGGAAGAAGGTCGCCACCATGGTGCCCTCCTCCGCAGCCACCACCGCCTACGGCTGGCTGGGCCGCTTCCCGCAGCTGCGCGAATGGGTGGGCGACCGTGTCATCAAGGACATGGTGGAGAACGCCTACATGCTGCCGAACAAGAAGTTCGAGGGCACCGTTGCGGTGAGCCGCTCGGACATCGAGGACGACAACCTTGGCATGTATTCGCCGATCGTGCAGAGCATGGGCGAGGAGAGCGAGCTGCACATCGACCGCAATGTGTTCGCCGAGCTGGCCCTGGGTTTGAGCGAGCTGTGCTACGACGGGCAGAACTTCTTCGATACCGACCACCCTGTGTACCCCAACCATGACGGTACCGGAGTCGCCGTGTCGACAAGCAACATCATCAACCCGTTGGTGACCGACGGTCCGGCCTGGTACCTCTTGGACGCCAGCAAGACCATCAAGCCGCTGATCTACCAGAACCGCAGCGCAGCCGAGCTGCAGACCATCAGCGACCCGCAGAACGACGCCGTCTTCATGCGTGACGAATACCTCTACGGCGTACGCGCCCGCCGTGCGTTCGGCTTCAGCTTCTGGCAGATGGCCGTCATGAGCCGCGATGCGCTGAATGAGGAGAACTTCAACGCCGCTTACCAGGCGATGTGCTCCTTCAAGGCAGACGGTGGTGATCCTCTGGGCTTGCGCCCCACCATCCTGGTGGTGCCTCCCGCCCTGCGTGCCGACGCCAAGGCCCTCATCGAGGTGGAGCGCCTGGCCAATGGTGCATCCAACCCCAACTACAAGGTCGTCGAGGTTCTCGATACCGCGTGGCTGGCATAAGGGGGTGATCCGTGGCTGAAAAGAAAAACATCAGGATCGTAGCCCGCCACGTCCGCGGCAAGTCGCCGGTGCCTTCCTACAGGAGGGCCGGCATTGTCCTTGGGCTGACTGATGCGGAGTACGAGGTGACCGAGGAGCAGCTGGCAGCCCTCAAGGCTGACAAGCTTGTCAAGCTGGCGGTGAAGACCGAGGCGAAGGCCTCCGGCAAGGAAGAGAAGAAATGACCTACCTTTCCCTGGATGAGTTGAAGCTGCGCGATGCCGAGCGGTTGCCGCGCCTTGAGGACGGGCAGCTGAACGAGGAGCGCTGCATCACCGCCCTGGGGGACGCCGCCGAGATCGTGAGGACCTACCTCCCCGAGTTGATCGGGGAGGACGGCCTGCCCTTGGACCCGCCCGCCCGCCTTGCGGGATCGCTCAAGCCGATCGTGCGCGACATCACCATGTACCTGCTCAACGAGCGGCCGGGCGAGGAGTCGGTGAACGCACGCTATGACCGGGCCATCAAGTTGTTGATCGCCCTGGGTGGCGGCTCGACCGGTGGCGCAGGAGCTGCCGGTGGACCCGATCCGCTGGATACGAACAATGCCGAACTTATCGACGGGCGCAGCGAGTTCATCCCGCCCGGAGGGTTGTACCACTGATGGGTGCCTCATTCCGTGTGGACATCAGCGAGCTTGAGGCCCTGCAGGTCATGCTGGCCAAGGTCGCGGTCCTTGACCTGGATGCGCTGGAGAACGCCTTCGGTGAGATCGCAGTCACCAATGCCCAGGATCGGTTCGAGAAGAAGGCTGATCCGGATAGGACGCAATGGAAGAAGTGGTCCGAGAAGTACCACAAGAAGATCGCAGGTGATGCACGCAGGTCAGTGCTCATGGGGCCGACGGCCCGACTGCAGCAGTCGCTTACCTACGAGAACCGCAGCGACGGTGTTTATGTGGGTTCTACGATGGTGTACGCACGGGTGCATCAGCAAGGGTGGGAGGAGCGCAACATTCCGGCCCGTCCGTATCTGGGAGTCGGAACCGAGGATGCCGAGGACTTTTACAAGGCAACCGAGACCGTATTGAAACAGGGAGGCATTGCATGACATTGGGATCGGCACAGGCAAGCGCAAGCGCAGCATTGGCAGCGGCCTTCTCCACCTTCATGCCGAAGGTCTACGTGGAGGATTACGACGGCGTGTTCTCCCTGGATGAGGCCAACAAGAAGGGCAGCGCCACCCCCAAACTCCTGGTCAGTCCGCTCTCGGTGGACAACGAGGGTGTGAAGCTGGCCGTGTATTCGCTGTTCAGATCGACCGACCGCCGGCAGGTGGAGGTGCTTGATTTGTGTGTCCAGGCCTTGAGGGGTCTTGGAGGAAGCGGCAGACCGCCTTTGAACGTATCCAGTCGGTCGTTGTACGACAAGGATGCGTTGAAAAGCAGCTTGCGGCTGTGGGTGCATATGGTCGATTGGCCGCACCTTGCGATCGGGGACGACCCGCTTGCATCCGGAGGCCCTGTGGCCGCCGAGAAGCAGCGCATCGCTTCCCTCTTTTCCGGAACCTGTCCGGTCGCCCAGAGCGAGCAGCAGCTGAAGGCCCTGGTACTCTCCTCCTCCCTGCCGTTCATCGGCATCCAGGAGGGAAGCGGGGTCTTTGCGAAGGGCGAGGCC